ATGGACTTGTCGACCTTCGAGAAAGCCGTCGAAGCCGTCAAGCGATTTCCCGCCGAGTCGACGCCCGATCGCCACGGCCGGCGAAAGGTCGTCGGCATCATGGGTGGTGAGCCGCTCTTGCACCCGCAATTCGCCCAGATCGTCGACATCATGGTCGACAATATCCCCGTCGAGAATCGCGGACTCTGGACCGGGCTGGACTGGCAAGCGCCGGCGATCGCCCACGACGTTCGCAAGCTACTCGGCGACAATCCGTCGACGTCGACAAAGCCGACCCCGGGCGCCGGATACCTCAACTACAACCCGCACAACGCCCGGGTCGAACACCAGCCGGTCCTGGTCGCGATCGCCGACGTTATCCACGACAAGGAGCAACGCGACCGATTGATCGCCGATTGTTGGTTGCAAAAAGAATGGGCTTCGGCAATCACGCCGAAGGGGTTTTTCTTCTGCGAAGTCGCCGCCGCGTTCGATGCGATCTTCGACGGCCCGGGCGGCTTTCCGATCGACGATAAATCATGGCGATTCGACATTGAGGATTTTTGGCTATCGCAGGCCGCGCGATGGTGCCACTGTTGCGGAGTCTGCTTGCCGTTGCCGGGTCGGATCGATCGCGAGAATTGCGACGACGTGTCGCGGTCGAACCTGCAAACGCTATCGACCCTCCAATCGCCACGAATCGCAGACGGCGACTTCGAGCTTTTCGACGCCGCCGGCTATGAACCACCGCCGGGGTGGAAGCCTCAACAGTACATCAAAGGGCAACGATGAAACTTATAACCGTTTGCGTACAATACGACGACCTTCTCGCCTTGACCCTACCTCGCAACGCGCCGCACTTCGAAGAGGTCGTAATTGTCACAAGCCCAACCGACCGGGCAACCGCCGAGCTAGTCAACCGGGCCGTCGGCATTCGGACGCGGATCGGGGGCCACCCTCGATTGTTTCAGACCGACGCGTTCTATCGCAACGGCGCCGAATTCAACAAGGGCGCCGCGATCGAAGAGGCGTTCGACGTCGCCGGCCGGACGGGATGGTTCTGCCATCTTGACGCCGACGTTGTGTTGCCCCGGAACTTCCGCGACCAGGTCGCGACGATCGAACCCGGGCACTATTACGGCGCGTCGCGCCGTTGCGTCAAGGACCCGACGAAATGGGACGGCCGCGACGACTGGTCGAGCTACCCGCTACCGAACGAAAAGGATCTCGGCGGCTTCCTGCAAGTATTCCACGCCGACGACCCCGCGATCGCCGCCCGCCCCTGGTATCCGGTCAACTGGCGACACGCCGGAAACTCCGACACCTGGTTCGCGATGAAATGGGCCGCCGATCGAAAATACCGACTCGACGTCGAGGTCTTGCACTTGGGGCCGAGCTACACGAATTGGTTCGGGCGCACCACCGCCCGACTCGACGGAACCCTACCCGAAGGCGCGGCCGATCGCCGGGGCAAGGTCAAAGAGATGCTACGCCACCGCCACCGCCGGGCCGGCTTCGGATTCTCGAAGGAAAAGGTCGAGTGACTTGGAGGGATCGGGTCAAAATGTGCAGGGACGACGGCGACGAGGACCGGGGCCTATCGTGCCGACGTTGCGGTTGTCGCGACCTTCGAGTCGTGAAGACCGAACCCCGAGCGAACGGCAGCATTCGCCGCCTGCGTAAATGCCGGCATTGTGGACACCCTCTGGCGACAATCGAGAAGGCCGATCGACCAGACGCCCCACCCGCCCCCGACTAACAGGGGGGCGCCCGTCTACATATAGACGATTTTTCGAAACCCACCCCGAAACGCTTGGAGAATCCCCCGTTCCCCGGTTATAACCCCAAATATCACAGACCCCAAAGGAACGACCCGGCCAGGTCGCGTCTTTGACAAAGCCCCTTCGGTTCTCGCGAGAAGGACCGAAGGGGCTTTTCTTTTGGGGTCGCCCGCAGGTCAAAACATGGCGACCGAAATTCAAACCGAAATCGAACAAGCCGCCAAAGAGCCCCGCCAGGCCAGCGACGACGGGGGTTCGATGCAGGCCCATTCGCTACGCGACCAGATGGACGCCGACACCTACATCGCCGGCGCCGCGATCGCGAAGAAAAAACACCGGGGTCTCCTGGTCGCCAAATTCAAGCCGCCGGGGTGCCAATGATGCGAACCCGACGCGTAAAACTCTACGGGCCCGACAATCGCCCCTTACCGCGCGATCCGCGCCAGGTCGCCGCGACCTACGACAACGCCGCGACCACGACCGACAACTCGCGACACTGGGCAAACGCCGACCACTTGTCGGCCACCGCCGCGAACTCGCTCGCCGTTCGCAAGAAACTCCGCAACCGCTCGCGATACGAAATCGCGAACAACTCATTCGCCCGGGGCATTACCTTGACCCTGGCAAACGACACGATCGGCACCGGGCCCCGATTGCAACTCGGCACGCCCGACCCCGACGCAAACCACCGGATTGAGGCCGCTTGGGAGCAATGGTCGCGCGCCGCGAACTTAGCTTGCAAACTACACACGTTGAAACTCTCCAAAACGGGCGACGGCGAGGGGTTCGCGACAATCGCAACGAACCCGGCGATTCGATCACGGGTCAAACTCGACTTAGAACTATTCGAATGCGACCGGATCACCGACGACTACCTTTTCGCCGGCGAAAGCGACAACCGCGAAGACGGGATCGAATACGACGCGCACGGAAACCCGTCGAAATATCACGTTTTGCGGTCGCACCCGGGCGACGAATCCTTCGCAATCTCCTACCAGGCCGACCCGATCGACGCCGCGAACATGATCCACCTATTCCGCGCCGATCGACCCGGGCAACGCCGGGGGATTCCCGAGATCACGCCGGCCCTTGGACTGTTCGCCGAGCTTCGGAGGTTTTGCGAAGCAACGATCGCCGCCGCCGAAACGGCCGCCGACATCGCCGGCGCGATGGAAACGGAAAACGCCCCGATCGACGCCGACGACGGCGACGTCGAAGAGGCGATCGAAGCCGGCGACGCGTTCGAACTCGAACGGCGACTCTTCTTGACATTACCCCGGGGGTCGAAGCTACACCAGATGAAGGCCGAACACCCGTCGACGACCTACGTCGAATTCGTCGGCGCCGTACTTCGAGAGATCGCGCGTTGTCTCAATATGCCGTTTAACATCGCCGCCGGCGATTCGTCGGGGTACAACTACGCGTCGGGCCGACTCGATCACCAGACGTATTTTCTCGCAATCCAGATCGAACGATTCGTCTTCGAGACTCAGGTTCTTGACCGTCTATTATCCGCATGGTGGGAAGAGGCGATTCTAGTCGCCGACCTTATCCCGCCGGGGTTGCGAAACATCGGCTTCGACTTGCCCCACCAATGGCGCTGGGACTCGCGAAAACACGTCGACCCGGTCAAGGAGGCGACCGCCGCAAAGGTGTTACTTGCGAACAACGCGACGACTCTTGCCCGACTCTACGGCGACGCCGGGCTCGACTGGGAAACCGAACTCCGACAACGCGCGAAAGAAGTCGCCCTATGCAAAGAACTCGGCTTGACCACCGCGCAAGCCGCGCCGCCAGCGATTGCCAAACCGGAGCCAACCAAATGACACGTTACCCAATGATCCAAGCCGCCGCGCCGAAAACGCAACCCGCCGGCTTCGAACTACTCGCCGCCCCCGACGCCCTCGAAATCCGAGGCGAAGCCGAAGACAACAAGCCCAAGACGTTCGCGGGGGTAGTCTACAACGGCGGGCCCATGCAACTAAACGGGTTCTATCGCCCGGTTGTCGTCGACCTGGCCGGCTTGCGGGTAACAAACCAATCGAACCCAGTGTTTCGCCAACACGACCCCGCGAAGATCGTCGGGCATACGACGGCCGTTCCCGTCGAGGCACAAAAGGTGCGCGTCGAGGGGATCATTTCGGGAACCGGCGACGCCGCAAAGGAAGTCGTCGCAAACGCCCGGAACGGCTTCCCCTGGCAACTGTCGATCGGCGCGAGCGTTCAAAAACTGGTACGCGTCGACGACGGCGAACGGGTAACGGTCAACGGGAAGCAATTCGTCGGGCCACTATTGATTGCCCGTAAAACCACACTAGGCGAAGTTTCATTCGTCCCGCGCGGGGCGGATTCAAAATCGAATGTCAAAGTCGCGGCGATCGCGACCGAACCCCTTTTACAAGGAAACCAGAAAATGAACGAATTCGAAAAATGGCTAAAAGCGAAGGGGTTTGACCTCGAAACCCTGACCGACGACGTCAAAGCGAACTTGCAAGCGATGTTCGACGCCGACCAAGCCAAGATCGAGGCCGAAGCCGGCAAGGGAAAGCCGGCCGAGAAGATCGAAGCCGAATCGAAAGACGACGACGCCGGCCAGACCCCCGACATCGCCGCCGCCCGCGCCGACGAACTCGATCGAATCGCCGCGATCGAAGCCGAGGCGAAGAACTTCCCCGCGATCGCCGCGAAGGCACTTCGCGAGGGATGGTCGGCAGACGAGACAAAGCGCGAAGTCGCCCGGGAAACCGAACTCGCCGAACTCCGCGCCCAACGCCCCACGATGGGCCCGGGAATCCACGTCGACGACTCGAAGGCGTCGGGGAAGATTCTCGAAGCCGCGATTCGGTTGGGCAGCGCCGAGCCGTCGGAACGTGTGGAAGGTGACTACGACGAAAAGACCCTCGAAGCCGCCCACAAGTATCGTCACATTGGCGTCAAGGAATTGACCGCGATGTGCTGTTCGCTCGACGGCTTGCCCGTGCCCAGACCGGGCGCCAGCGCCGGCGACTATGCGACCGCGATCAAGGCCGCATTCTCGACGGCGAGTCTGTCGGGGGTTTTGGGCGATAGTGCGAACAAGACCCTTATGGCCGCTTACAAGGCCGTGCCGATGGTATCCCGCCAGGTCGCCGCGAAACTGTCCGCGAACGACTTCAAGACACATACCGGCTACCGAACCACGGGCGACCCCACCTTGACCAAGGTCGGACCGGCCGGGGAACTCAAGTATGGAAACCTCGACGAAGATAGCTTTACCTATTCGGTCGACACCTACGGGAAAATTTTCGGAATCACCCGGCAGGACATCATCAACGACGACCTCAACGCGTTTACGCAAATCCCGGTTATGTTGGGCCGGGGCGCCGCGCTCGCGATTGAGAATGCCTTTTGGACCCTGGTTCTTGCGAATTCGGGGTCGTTTTTCGGGAGCGGAAATTCCAACTACATTAGCGGCGCCGGAACGGTCCTACAGGCATCGGCGCTTGCAACCGCCGTTCAAACGATTCGGCAACTCACCGACGCCGACGGGAAGCCGATCGCAATCACACCGAAATTCTTACTTGTACCCCCCGAACTCGAAGAAACGGCCGACGAACTTTTCACGTCGACAAACGTTGTGATCGGGACGTCGACGAAAGCGAAGATCGGGAGCGCGAACACGTTCAAGAACAAGTATCAGCCGCTCGTTTCGCCCTACCTGTCCAACAGTAGCTATACCGGCTACAGCGCCACCGCATGGTACTTACTCGGCGACCCGGCCGACGTCGCATGTTTCGGGATCGCGTATCTCAACGGAGCCGAGAAGCCGATCGTCGAGGAAGCCGACCAGCCGGCCGAATATCTCGGGAAGGCGTGGCGCGGGTATATCGACTTCGGCGTTTGCCAGGTCGACAAGCGCGGCGGGGTTATGAGCAAGGGCGCAGCGTAGGAACCCTTCGCACCCGGCCGGCCGGCTTGGCGGGCGACCGGCCGGGTTTCTCTTCCGCCAAACAACCGAACCAAACCAAAACAAGCCCCCACTAGAAAAGGAAACCAACAAATGGCATACACAACGACTTACAAGGCCCCCGGCGATACCGTCGATCATACGCCATCGGCCGCCGTATCGGCCGGCGACATGGTCGTTATCGGCGACCGGGTCGCCCACGCGCCGAAGGACATCGCCGCGAACGCACTCGGCCAGCTTGTTGTGCGCGGGGTTGTCACCTGCCCGAAGGCGACCGGGACCGGCGAGGCGATCGCCGACGGGAAGATCGTCTATTGGGACGCCACCAACGAGCAGGCCACCGAAACCGCGTCGACTCATAAGATGCTTGGGAAGACCGTCGGGGCCGCCGGCGACGACGACTCGACCGTCGACGTCAATCTCAGCGAAATGGCGTCGTAACCAACCAGACAACCGAAACCCGATCGGGGCGTTTCAATGGGAGTAAATCGCAGCCTTGCCGAACGTGGGGTCGACTGGCTCCACCGCAAGCAACGCGACCACGCGTCGCGGGTCGTTATCTATGGCCGGGGCGAGGATCGTTGTCAGTGCAACGCCCTGATCGGGCAAACCGAATTCGAGACTACCGCCGAGGGGGTCCCGATCATTTCAGAAAGCCGCGACTTCTTGATTCTGGTTGACGAACTCGCGCTTTCGACCGGCAAGATCACGCCCCGACGCGGCGACATTATCCGCGAACGACACGGGGCAACGACGGTCGAATACGAAGTGAACGCGATCGACGGCAACCGCTGTTTTAGCCGCGATCGCTTTCGCGGCCGATACCGAATCCACACCAAGGAAATCGATTCGTAATGGCGACTAACCCAAACGTAGCGATCTACGGCGACAAAATCGTCGAAACCCTCAACGCGGCGACGTTATCCGCTACGTTTACCGCCGCGCGGAAATGGTCGCCGTTCTGGAAAGACGCCGAAAGCGTATCGGCGCTTCGCGTTACGGTTGTTCCCAGCGTATTCGAGGAAAGCCCCGACGGGGGCACCCGCGACCACGGCGACGAAATGCAAGATGTTTTAGTCGGTGTGCAAAAGAAATTGACCGAAGTCGAAACCGACGGGAACCTCAAGAACTCCGAAGTCGATTCGCTGGTTTACCTGGCCGAAGAAATTCGCAGCCTATTCTACCAAACCCGACTAGGCAGCGATCCAAACCCGATGGTCGTCGCGGCGCCCTACGTTATCCTTGGGGACGACTTGACCGATCACCGGATATTTACGGCGATCGTCACCCTCAAACTTGATCGGGGGGAATAATGATCGGCTTCGGATGCAAAACGAAATTCGACGCGGGGCCACTACGACGCAAGGCCAAGCGCGCGGAAATCCGCACAATCACACACGCCGCCGGGTCGGTGCGCAAGACGGCGATTCGATCGATCAAGTTTCGCAGCAAGAAGACCAAACACTCGCCGAAGGGGACGCCGCCCTATACGCACGGCCGCCGCAAGATGCGACGCGCGATTCTCTACGCCGCCGATCGGTCGCGGGGCTATGCCGTCGTGGGGCCGTCGCGGCGACTGTTCGGCACCGCCGGCCGCGCTCATGAACTCGGCGGGCACTACAAGGGCCAACACTTTACGCCGCGCCCGACAATGTGGCCGGCACTCAAGACCACCGCGCCGCGAATGCCCGCAATGTGGGGCGGCCAGATCACCTAAACCGAAAACACAAGGAAACAAATCATGGGCGAATCACCCTTTGGCTTCGAAATGTCCCTCGAATATCTCACCACGGGAACCCGTTCGGGGTGGGACGGGACGAGTGATATTGAAGTTTCCGGCAGCGCGCCGGCGAACCTATCCGAGATTACCACCGTTCGCGACGCGAACCTCAATATGGAACACGTCGAAGACGACGATTCGGACCGGGCCGGCGACTGGGTAATCACCGACCAGGGGCTCAAAGACTGTTCGGTCGACTTCTCGATTCGCAACGACAACACCGACGCCGGTTGGTTAGCTTTGCGTAATGCGTGGCTCAACAACACGGCGATCGCGATCGCGTGCCTTGACGGCCCGTCGGGAACCGCCGGCAGTCAAGGCGTATGGGCCGACTGGAAGGTAAGCAAATTCGCCCGGGGCGAACCGCTCAAAGGCAAATCCACGATCGACGTATCGATCAAACCGGGCCGCGCCACCGTGCCACCGCAATGGGTAACGGTCACAACGTAGACAGGCGACGAAGGGGCGGTCGCGATTCCCCCCGGCGCGGCCGCCCCATTCTTTACGCGGGGGAACACTACCGGGAGGGAAAGCGAATGCACAGCTTCAAGGACACCAACGGAACCGAATGGGCGGTCGCGGTCAATGTCGCGACCGTCAAGCGCGTTAGGCAGGCGATCAAGATCGACCTACTCGACCCAAAAATCTCGGCGACACTCGCCGGCGACCCGATCGCCCTGGTCGATACGCTGTTTGTATTGTGCGAAGACCAGGCAAAGGAACGAGGGGTTTCCGACGAGCAATTCGGCGCCGCAATGGCCGGCGACACGATCGCACACGCGGTCGACGCGCTTCTAGAGGAAATCGTGGATTTTTCCCGACCCCGGGAGAGGGCCCGGGGCAAGAAGGCATTGAAGAAAATGCGGGAGTGGAACGATCGGGTCCAGACGATGCTAGATCGGAAGCAGGATTCGCCGGAAGTGACGGCGAAACTCGACGACCTCATGTCGACGGTCGAGGCCGAAGTCGATGCCCGTATCGCCGATGTTGGGAACTCGCCGGGATCATCGGCGTCGAGCCCTGGCGATTGACGCTTCGCGAACTCAGCTACATGGCCGAAGGCAAGGCCGATTCGCTCTGGACGCACACAAGCGCGCTTATGGCACAAGTCGAAAGCCTAGCAACCGAAAAAGGTGTTCCGATCGATAAATACCACCCCTACCACCGCAACGACGAAGACGAAGACGGCCGCGACGACGACGCTATAAGCCGCGACGAATTCAAGGAAATATTCGTATTAAACCCCCGGGGCGTGAGGGAATGAAATGGGAGTAGGCCGCGAAATCAAGGCCGGGGGCGCTTACGTCGAACTGTTCACGAAAGACGGTCGCTATCGGGCCGGGCTTCGCAACGCCCAACGACGCCTACAGGCGTTCGGCGCGACCGCAATCGGAATCGGCCGGCAAGTCGCAATGGCAACGGCCGTTCTCGCCGCGCCGCTACTACTCGGCGGGAAGGCGTTCGCCGATTACGAAAAGCAACTCGCGAACGTGTCCACGATGCTCGACGACACCGCGCATATGGACCGCTACCGGGCCGGCGTTCGGGCGCTATCGATCGACGTCGGCGAGTCGACCGAAACTCTATCGAAGGGGCTCTACGATATTCTATCGGCGTCGATCGCCCCCGCGAAGGCGCTCGACGTCCTAACCGTCGCCGCGAAATCCGCCAAAGCCGGCATGACCGACACGGGGACCGCCGCCGACGCGATCACCACGATCTTGAACGCCTACAGCCTATCGGCCGACCAGGCCGAATCGGTTTCCGATCTATTGTTCGCCGTGGTCAAACGAGGAAAGACGACTTTTGCCGAACTCGCGCCGTCGATCGGTCTGGTCGCGACCAACGCCGCGACGGCCGGCGTTTCCCTCGAAGAACTCGGCGCGTCGGTCGCCACCTTGACCCGGGTCGGCATCAAGACCGAAAACGCGATCACTTCGGTCAATCGCGTTATCATGACCTTCTTGAAACCGTCCGACCAGGCCGCCGCCTACGCGAAGACCCTCGGGTTCGAGTTATCGTCGGCCACCCTCAAAGCCGAAGGAATAGTCGGAGTATTCCAGCGGATCGCCGCACTACCGCCCGACGCCGTCGCGAAGCTATTTCCGAACATTCGCGCCCTTCGCGGGGTATTGCCCGCGCTGAAGAGTATGGAGGATCTAACCGGCGACATCGACCTTATGGCAAACCGGGCCGGCCGCATGGAAGAAGCCTACGCCAAAATGACCGCCACGATTTCCCACGGCTTCGACCAGGCCAAACAAGCCGGGGTGAAATTTCTAGCCGCGATCGGCAAGTCGCTAGGGTTAAAAGAACTAACCGGCCAGGTCAAAACGTTTTTGCTGTCGATCACCGAATGGGTGGAGGCCAACCCGGGATTCATTTCGGGCGCCGCGCGACTCGCCGTCACACTCGGCGGGGTCGGGGTCGCGATGATCGCCGTCGGGGTTGCTGCAAAAGCAATGGCCGCCGCCGTGTTCGTCGCAATGAACCCGATCGTCGCACTCGGCGCCCTGGTCGCCGTTCATGCCGTCGGGTGGTCGGCGTCGATGGCCGCGACGTCGCAATCGATGGCAGACGCCAGGAAGGAAGCCGACGCAACCCGCGCCGCCGACCTGAAACTAATGGAATCGCTCGAAGACCTGGCCGGCAAGCAGCACTTGACGAACGCCGAACTAGAAAACGCGAATTCGATCCTATTGGGGCTCGAAGCGAAATACGGGAATCTCGGCGTCAAGATCGACCAGACAACCGGAAAGATCACGGGGCTTACCACCGCGCAAAAGAAGCTAAACGCCGCCATGACCGCCGGCCGGATCGCCGATCTACAAGCCGAAGCGATGGAGACAAAGGCCAAAATCTCAAAACTCATGGAAGAGGAAGGGGGCAGCAATCTCGGAACCATTTTAACCGGGTTCTTCACCGGGCAACGACCCGTCGACGTCGCGAAACAGATCAAGGGACAACAGCGAGGCCGGACCAAACGGGCCCGGGCGTATCTTGCTCAATATGCCGCGATCCAAGCAGAAATAACCGCCCTTGAATCGGGCGAAGGCGACGTCACGGGCGGGGGCGGGAAGCCGGGCGAAACCTCAACGGGCGGGACCCCGACGGGCGACGCGTCGATCGACCCGCACACCGCCTACCTTGAGAAAAACGCCGAACTTCAACACAGAATCCGAGAACTGAAACTACAAGACATCGAAGACGCCGAAAAACGCGAACTAGCGATCTTACGGCTAGGCTACGAGAAAAAGATCGCACTCGCACGCAAGGAAGGCCGCGACCTTCACCTACTTGACGAAGCCGCCTTGATCGAAGAGCGCCAACTATTCGAGAAGTACCAAAAAGAACGGGAAGAGGCGAACCGCGATATTTGGGCCGACTGGCAGACCCAGGTCGACGCCGGGGCGAACCGACTCGCCGAGGCGTGGAGGGGCGAGGCCAGGTCGCGAGAGGTTCGCGGTATGTTCTCAACCGCCGCACTCAATCGGCAGGGGATCGGGTCGAAGACGTCGGAAGAGAAAAACACGAAACTCTTCGAATCGATGGACCGCCACCTAGACACACTCGCCCGCCGTGCCACTACGGGCGGGATCGTTTTCGCAGCGGGGAACTAACCTATGGCGATCGAGGTTCACGAACTCAAGGGAAGCCGAACGGGTGGCGACACCGGCCGAACGTTCGCCTATGCCGTCACCGGGACCGATTCGGACCTGATCGCCAAAGCGAACGTTGAATCGGAGTCGCCCAGCACCTACGACGGGTTGGCTCGAAAAGACGTTGTCCTTGAGAAGCAGACCCGCGCCGAACGATTCGTTTTTCGCGTGGCTTACGGCGACGCAGACGGGGGCGGAAAAGAGACCCCCAAGTCGCCGGGCGAATCGTCGTTTCGATTCGACACCACGGGCGGCACCGACCACATTACCCAATCACTCAACACCCGATTCTCGGCGGCTTCGGCCGGCAACGCGCCCGACATGAACCAGGCGATCGGGGTCGTTCCCGGGGTCGGCGTCGAGGGGTGCGATATTACCGTTCCAAAATTCTCCTGGTCGGATACCCTTTGCGTGTCGAGCGTGTCGGCCGCCTATATCGATAAACTCTACCGACTCACGGGCAAGACGAACGACGACGTCTACACCAACGCCGGGGGTAACACGTTCGAAGCCGGCGAAGTTCTGTTTCTCGGCGCACAAGGGGCCGTGCGAACCAGCGACACGAATTGGGAACTACAATTTCACCACGCCGCGATCCCCAATCAATTCGGCTTGCAAATCGCCGATTGGGCGATCGTCAACAAGAAGGGGTGGGAATATCTTTGGGTTATGTACGAAGACGACGAAGACGAAGACACCTTGATTAAGGTCCCCCGATTCGTCTACATCGAACAGGTCTACGAATCGGGCGATTTTTACGACATAGGACTCTAAACAATGCCGCAATTCTCCACACTACAGAAGCGCCACCGCCTGGCCGCCTTGCCGTTTCGAATTGTCGCACCGAACGAACCCCGACGCCGGATCGCCGCCCTCGAAAACAGGATTCGCGCCGCCCAGACTCAGGCCGTCGCCGCCGGCATGTCGCCGGCCAGGTTCCACGAAATCGTTCAAAACGAAATACGGAGCGCCGCCCGTGGCAAAAAAGGTAAACGCCGGCGATAGCTTCGAATACCCCGCCGGGTTCTTCAACGACCAGGTCGACGCCGTCAACTGGATTAAGTCGCAGC